GCAAGTCCTTTAAAAAAGCCTTCAGTTATTTCTTTACTCTTCATCTTTAATTTTCCTTATCCCACGTGTAAACTTGGTTGGATCTTGACCTTTAATAGCATTCAGAAGTCTATTCTCAAGTTTGGTGGCTGTTTCTTGATCGTATGATTCGCGGATATATTTTATTAGATTAATAGCGGAGTTGATAGTGTTATTAGCACGAGCTTCAAGAAGATTCTCTTTATCCTTGTGTGTAATAAGCTCATCAAGCTCTGTAAGTATGCTACGTGTACGTCTCTGCAAAATTAACTCCCTATTTGATATATTTATGCTCTGCGGAAATTATTATTCAGCCTTCTTGAGACCAGCCAACATACTCTTAAGTTTACTACTGTCGACTTCTGCTGTAACTTTTGCATCACTTGTAGGAGTTACTGTACTTCCTTTTTTAATTTGATTCATAATGTCTCCACTACCTACAGATGTGCCTTGGCTATCTTGTCCTTCTTCACCTGGATCAGTAATACGTAGACTATCTAGATCAAATTCTAAATCAACTTTCATACCAACACCACTAGATGATCTTGTTTTCATTAGCTGTAATTGATATCTTCCACGTTCTCGCATTGCACGACTTGTAAATATACCAAACACATTATCAGCAGTATTAATTTTACTCAACCCACCTGCAATATGACTATGATCAAACTCAATTTCTTCTACTGCCCCTCTGTTCAACTGCGATGCTGTTATCATTAATATGTTCTGCTCACGTGCTAGATTACGTAATTCTTCTGACACATACTTGTCTTTAACAAATAAATCATTTGGGCTAACTTTAGCACTTACTGGCATAACTAAATCTAAATAGTCTACCATAATAAAGTCTATATTCATTCCTGTTTGTACGTGCAGTTCTTTTAAGTAACTTCTAATCTGATTAACATTACTCTGTGCCGACATATACTTAACACGCAATGCTCCGGATTTTTTACCTGCCATTTTAACTTTCATTTCAACTGTGTCTATATCTTTAAAAACTGCTTTTGTCGAACAGTTAGCTACCATTGAATCCATTCGCATCGAACATAAGCCTTCACTCAATTCTAGTGTTAAGAAAACCCCATTAAGTCCTTGGGTTACCCAATTAATAGCTATGTTTTGCATAAACAAACTCTTACCACTACCACTACCACCAGCAAAAATGTTTAGTTCTCCTCTGTTCATACCACCAAACAATCTTTTGTCTAGTGTAGGCCATCCTGTTGATACTTGTCCATTATTATCTTTAATTGCTAGTAATCTCGACCTAGGATCTTCAAAGTAATCAGTACCCATATCTTTAGTTAAACTAATCTGTACAGCTTCTTTAATTAATTTTTCTACAGGATCATAATCACCTTTTTCTAATAGGTCTGCACTTTTTAAAATTGCACGTTCTAATTCTTGTCTGCGTGTAAATCCCTCAAACTCTTCCATGAACCATGAATAATGATCATCTGTTAGATCTGGTACTGCTTTAAGATCAATTTTAGTTACTGCTTTTACCTGCTCTGCTGTAGGCATAGCTGTGTGTTCATCTATGTGTGTCTTAATAAACTTGGCCGCTTCTCTTAAGGCACGATCAAAGTTTTCTGGATTATAGATATTCTGCACACGCACATAACTTTGTGCGTCTTGGAGCATCATCTCTAGAAATAGCTTTTGTAATTCTGGTGTGTAGTCTTTTGTCATATATACTTAATTATACAGTTTTTTTCTCATAAGTTCAATCTTGAGCTTGCTCGTTTCTTTACCATCTAGGATAGCTTTTAACACAAACAACTTGCCATACTTAACAACTGCCTCGTTGATATCTTTGCAGGTCTCTTGCCATACTGGAAAACTTGCTGACCAGCCATACTCCATTGCACTGTTAAGCATTTTACTTCCAGCACGATCTCTATCAGCTACTACTATAACTTCTCTACCTAAACTTTCAATTATGTCTGCCTGTGTTTCGTTTACTTCATTGTTTAATACTGCAACACCATCGACACTCATAGCGTCAAATGGTCCTTCTGATACTATAACAAACTTCCAATCCTTCTCTTGATTGTTTATGTTAAACACAAAGTTCGGTTCGTAATGGCTATGGTATTTTGGTTTAACATTATCTTCTATTGCTCTGGCAGTATACCCTATAGTTTTACCTTGCCATATCATAGGAACTATTACTCTTTTATGTAAATTATATTGTTGCTGTTTGGTTACATAAAATTCATATTTTTCTAAATCAATTTTACGATTATAACAATATTCTAATGCTGGATGTGCATCTTTAAGATTATTAAAGCTGATTCTATCTTCAGGAAGGTCACGTGATTTAAATTCTATTTTTTCTTCTTGCTCAATTTTTACTTCTTCAGGATTAACTAGTTCACGTACTCGTATAGCTTCAATGACTAAACGTTTGATTTCGCTATCATCAACTGATAACCATTTTAAAAACTTACGGAATTTAAATGTTAAGTGTCTGCCTGGCTGATAACTAGTTTTAAAATTACAATTAAAACAATGATAACTTACTGATCCATCTTGATTAGCTGTAAGTCCACCTCGACCTCTAGTGTCTGGAGTTTCACCATTATGCACACAACAGACAGCATTAAATGATGTCCACCCGCTAGGAGTAGTTTTCTTCTTAGCCGGTAAATGTTGTTTTACAAAGTCTTGAATGATAGTCAGCATATGCTACATTATACACTAATCTTTTGATTAAATCAAGTATTTTGACTAGTCTTATGGTGACCAGTAAGCTAATTCACCTGTTGTTGGATTGTAAACAGTATAAAAGAATCCACTTGGCAGTGTACCACCTGATGGTAGTGTACCAGTAGATTTAATTGCAACAGGTTTAATAACTGTAACATTAGCTGAGGTATTAATTAATTCATTACCAGTTGCATTTATTGTAATACTGTTATTACCTTGATTGTTTAGTCCTGCCTGAGCACCGATTGCTACTGCGGCAAGTCCTTGATTTCGGCTACCAGCTTCTCTACCAACTGCTACTGCTTGGGTTGTTTGGGTTAAGTTACCTGCTCGGAAACCAATTGCTACTGTACTAACTCCTTGAGATGCTTCACCAGCTTGGAATCCAAGTGCTACTGCTTCTATCCCTTGAGATGTTTCACCAGCATTTGTACCGATATGTACTTCATTACTTTCTACGTAATCATCAACATATCCTTTTAGTGCAAGATTTGATCTAGTTATACCAGTTGCTGTTATAGTATTTGCTAGTCCAACAAATCCAATCATTCCAATATTGGCTGTTGTAACTTTGTTGTCAGTGTAACCTATCTGCCCGATATTAGCCGTTGCAACTTTGTTGTCAGTGTAACCTATCTGTCCAATGTTTGCTGTGTTTACTCTTGATGTAATAACGCTATCTTGTACTGTGTTAGCAAAGTCAGTATATCCAATTTGACCAATGTTTGCTGTTGCTACAGCACCACCAACGAATCCAACCATTCCAACATTTGCTGTTACTATGCCAATGGATAAGTCAGCAACTTTGTTGTCAACGTAACCTTTTAGTCCAACATTTGCTGTTGTAACTTTGTTAGTAATAACACCATCTTGAACAGTATTAGCAAAGTCAGTATAACCTATTTGCCCAATATTTGCTGTTGCTACAGCACCACCAACAAACCCAACCATTCCAATATTTGCTGTTACTGTTCCGGCCGCTGTTATGGTATTTGCTAGTCCAACAAATCCAATCATACCAATGTTGGCAGTTAGTACTTTATTATCTGTATAACCTATCTGACCAATGTTGGCTGTTGTGGTTGAGTTATCTACATACCCTTTCATTCCAAGGTTTGCTGTAGTAACTTTGTTAGTAATAACACCATCTTGTACTGTGTTAGCGAAATCAGTATAACCAATTTGTCCTATATTAGCTGTGTTAACTTTGTTAGTAATAACACCATCTTGTACTGTGTTAGCAAAATCAGTATACCCTTTTAGTCCAATGTTTGCTGTTACTATTCCAGCAGTAACAATAGTATTAGCAGTTGTTACAGTTGCTATCGTACCTGCGTAAGTAGGTAAGAACGAAGTTACATTAGCATTGCCATAAATTGATGCGTCTTTTTGTTGGTCAACATATCCTCGCATACCGACGTTGGCCGCAATGATTGCCGCTACTTGTATTGTGTTACTTAATGTTGTAGCAGTATTAACAGCAACAACTTGTCCATCTGTATATGCTTTTTGTATAGTGTTAGCTATTGTAACTTTGCTGTCGGTATATCCTATCTGTCCAATGTTTGCTGTAGTAACTTTGTTATCTACATACCCTTTCATGGCTAAGTTAGCATTTGTTACCGTTGCTATAGTACCTGTATATGTTGGAAGGAATGAAGTTACGTTGGCATTACCGTAAATTGATGCGTCTTTTTGTTGATCAACGTATCCTTTCATTATGGTGTTAGCAAAGTCAACATATCCTTTCATACCAATATTGGCTGTAGTTGTTGAATTATCAACATAACCTTTCATTGCAGTATTAGATTGGGACGATGATCCAACTTCACTATAAACAACATTACCTCCCGGAGTAACACCATCGTGTACTCGGATGGATCTTAGAGTTGTATCAACAGTAATCTCGCCAGCTGGACCAGTATAGACATTACTTACTGCAAGATTGCCTCTTCTATGTAAAATTAATACGTTTGCTACTGTCATTATACGTTCCCTGTTATTGTTCCGCCATCATATGTAATATTTGATGCAAATGGTTCTTGATTATAATACGCTGGTAATATATCTAAGTCTACTGGTACCCCATAGTTGTCATCTGAGTACAAAGGAAAACTTACGTTATCACTACTTCTGGTTGTTTTAAATGTTAATTTATATATTCTATTTTCTAAATTACTAACTGTAACAGAGTCAAAAGTAAAGTATCCTTTACCCGAGGCAATGTTGGCCCAGTTTACAGCATATGATTTAATTGTTTGCTGATTCAATGGATCTTGTATACTAGCTTGGACTACGTATCCTTCTAGATCAACATATTTTTGATCTTGGTTTTTAAAGTCAACTGATACTGGATTATCAATCCCCTGATATATTTTTATTGGTCTTTGATACACTATTCTGTCCCTCGTTCCTGAAATCGCAACATTAGCGTTATCCACTATTTGTACAGTGAAGCTGTTTGGATATAAATAACTTGTAACTAGTGGCACTTTAAATTTGTTCCTTATTAGTTTATATTTATCACATATCAATTTTAGAAAGAATCAACCATGGAAGAAGTATACAAGAAATTGCTCGACCAGTATCCGTTTATTAGTTATATTACCTATGGAGGGAACGAATACATAGGTATCATTCAAAATTCAGATGAGGTTATTACTACCATATATGACTACGCTGTTTTAAAATCTCTAGAAGAAAAAACTCGATTCATGGAATTAGGTGATCAATGGTGGTGGGAATCAAATAGATTAGTTCCAATTAATGTATTTTTAAAAGCAGACTGGAACGAATTCCGTCCTTGCTTGAAAACATTTAATTCAAAAGACGTGAATATACAACACGGTCCATACATTAGTCTTAAGGAAATTGCTCAGAAACGTTCTAAGCGTCGGTCGATAACTCTTGTTCGGAAAGTAAGTTAATATTTACTACAACTAGTTGTGCATAACTTACACTGTGACTCTTCTTAAAATAATAAGTATCATCTTTAGGTTTAACCCAAACTGTTTCAGAAACTTCTTTCCAAGTACGACCTATTAAATGTCTTTTACCCGGACGTATAATTGCTAAAAACATAGCCAATCTCGGAATAGTATCTACAGGCTCTGGCATCTGTAATAATAGATCATAATGATTATTAACGTGTATCAATTGCTCACAGACTTTAGGATCATATAGTTTAGTCCAATCTGGTTCACGCATAAGTTCAATCAAGTGTTGTTCACTTTTAACCTGTTTATATAAATTAACATTCAACAGATCAAGTTTCATATATCCTCTATCTTCAGCAACCTTATGATCAAGACTAGCATATCCTGTAAATGGATCTATAGGAACGTCAGTAGCATATACACCTGTGTTATGTTTGTTTAGTTGTTGATCACGCAATATACTAGCTGTAGTAACGTCTAGGAGTTCAAGTACTTGATCTCTGTCAGCAAAATCTATATCAATATCTGACTTAAATTTCATAAGCCTGCATCCTTTAATATCTTTTTAACCCATTCAGTATCTGCTACATAATCTTTAAATTTACGTTGCCAATGATCTGGTTCTATCCACGGCATTATAAGTCCAAGCTGATCTTCATTTAGTGTTTCGAGGAATGCAATGCCTGTGTTACAATTAAATACAATCCAAGGACTTACCCTACCGTTGGTAATGTGCATACAAACTCTATTTGGACCACCAAATCGGAAATAGTCACTGAATCCATTTTTAAACTCGCCCACTTCATCTGTGTAATCTTGCATTTCTTTTAACGCTCTTTCTAGTGCATCACTAACTGATTCTTTACGCATATATTGTTTTAGATATTCTAGATATATCTTTTCCTGACACCAATGGTCAAGTTTCTTATTTTCTTTAATAACATAATCAATAAATGTTCTAGGATTAACTGCTCGAATACCAACCATATGTCGACCAAACTTAACAAAAGCACGATAATATGGACTAACAACAAAGTCAGCATATGTTTTCATCTTAGCACTACCTTGTGTCATTTCATAAAAACGCAAGTAGGCCTGCATACCTAACTGTACTCCTACTTCTTTTTCCTGTTGCCAACGTCTCTTTGGTTCACATAAATGTACCGCGAGGCTGGACTCTTTGCGAAATTCTTTTCCGCAATATTTACATATGTGCTGTTGGCCCAGTCGCTTTTCTACCAAATCTTGAGTGTTTTCAATCATCCTAATTCTTTTTTGATTTCCTTATCCTCTATACCTAATGTTTGTGCCAGCTTCTTGATGTCTTTCTTGTCATTGAGTTTTGCTAATAGATCTATTTCATCAGCTTTCATATTAGGATACAACTTAGCTAAAAACTTTTGACTTTTATTGTTTCCTTCTTTTTTCTTTGCCTTAAGCCAATAGTGATACTGTCCGCCCATACCTGGACTAACTGTAGTACATACTAACCATTGTAATTTTTTGTGTTTGTTTATTTCAAAGAAATGTTTGTTTACTCGCTCATTGGTAGCTAAGAGATAGTATGACTGTATGTCTAGATTACCACCTACATTTGATCCCCATTTCAACATTAGATATGTTGAGAATTTCTTTAAGTCTTCATCAGTGAAGTTATCATGGTAGTCACGATCTTTGCGATCCATTGCCGCCATTTCATCTTTTATGTATAAGCTACTACTCATACCGTTCTCCCTACCAATACAATTTTACAAATATGTTCAAGACGTTCTGTGTGTTCATAAGCGTCATACAATGTAGACCCTCTGCTGACAGCACCGTGTGCTTTGATACCAACTATGTCTTTATCTTCGCCTAGTTTCAGTATACATTGTTCTGCTAGTTCTTCGCTGATAGGTGGTACCATTCCTACATTGTCAGCAACACGAGTATATCTGCTAATTTCAGGATAGTCCGTTACTAAGGTTGATAACTCTAGTGTCTGCATTGCCGCAACAATGTAAGTAGGGTGTAAATGAACTACGCATTGTTCTTGTTGTGTTTGTTTTATTAATCTGTGATGTAGATGTATTTCTCCGCTTGCTCGAAGATCTAGATTATCATCTAACTCTGCTAGTGTAGTAATGTCAATCTTTTTAAATAGCTCAGGAGTCATATCCTGTTTACGAACACCACTTGGTGTAATATAAAAATAACTAGCACCTTCTGGATGCCAACTAATATTACCATCACGGCTGGTTATCCAGTTACGACTGTAAGCGTCTTTAAGCAATTCACAAATGTTAGTTAGTGTATTCATATACTCTAGTATACGTGTTTCCTTGCATTATGTCAAGCGATACGATTATTTGTCTCTTCGAACATATGTGACCAATTGGTCAAATGCCTGTTGCATACGGTTAAATTTACCCTGCAGATCAGCAATCTTTTCATCTTGACTAGCTACTAGATTGTGTAATTTACCAAATGCTTCTGTAGTTTCACGTAGTTTCTTATCTTGACTAAGTAGGTTTGGGCGTGGTGGAGCATTTGGATCCACAGCCCGTTTCTTTTTTACTTTCATTGTTTTAAACATTTTTGTGTTAAACGCCATCTTTATAATCCCCCGAGAGCTTATATATAATTATCGTTTCTTCGACCGCTTTTTCTAGTGCTACAGAGCTTTTCCTGTCTTTGTATATTTGAGCCCACTCTTGCTCTTTCTCTAACGCCTCAATAATACTTGTTCCGCCAATTTCTATCCTAGTATCAGCAGGTTGGCCTTGTTCGCGAGCATATACTACTCCGTCTACTCTTTCGTATACATATGTAGCACCTGGTTTTAATCTTCCCATTTTACCAAATCTTGCTGTAATCTACTACTTCACTTTGTCTACTTATATCTTTAACAAAAAATGCACACAGCGGTTCCGACCCACCAGTTATCGGTACTGAAAGCATCTGTCCTGGTTTAAGTTTAGGAAAATACCACTTAACATCTTGGTATATGTCTACTATCTCAACTGGCATAAATTCTGGTTTAAAACTACTTAACGGATTAAACGTGTATACTGAAAAGCCTCTATCATTGATACTAGTTAGTGGTATAACTTCTAGGTCACCAAAGTCAGGCTCACCTATAAGTATCTGCCAATCCACAGGCATTTTAACCAGATTCTCACCAATACGTAGCACTAGTGCAGGACTATTAAATGATTCTAAAAATATTAAAGGAATAAAATAGTAATCTGGATTTTTTGGATCACTGTTATCTAGAATGTTAAATCTTAGATCATCTACTTCATCTGGGATTTCATTCATTTCAAATGCTTGATTGTCTAACGTTAAAATATAAATGTTGAGCTCTCCTTAGTTACTATTTTTGCCATTGTATCTTCTGTACTTCAAATGGATAATTTGCATCCTTATAAAATGCCTTACGTTTTGTTAAATGACGTTTTGCAAATTTACAGGTTGATGTTATATCCCATATCTGTACAAAGTCTTTATCTTCTGCTTTTCTAATTCCACGACCTATACTTTGTATGACTCTAACAAAGCTCTTACCAGGTTCAACAAGAACAAGATTGAAAATACGAGGGATATTAATACCCACAGCGGCAACACCATAAGTGGCAATAATAACTTTACCGTCCATTGTTGCAATTTCGTCATATTCATCTTTCCTATCATCAGCTTTAGTTCCTCCTGAAACAAATACTGCATCTTTAACTTTCTCTGCTAGATATTTACCAGGTACTATTCTATCTACTAGCACTAACGTATTTCCTGCTTCACGTATCGATTCAATTAGCTCTGCCATATAATCTAAACGAGATTCAGTTGATAATAGATATTTTAGTTCACTCTGATAATCTTTGTATTCTACACTATCTTGTAATTGTAACACATTCACGTGGCAGTTTGCAAGAACTCCTTGATCTTGTAATTCCTTTGCACTTAGTCTGCCTATTACATTTCCAATACTGCATTTTAAACTCATAAATTCAAAGTCTTCTTTAGGTATTGTTCCTGTTAGTCCCCAACGGATAGGTATATGTGCCATTACTCCTGTTAGCAGAGTTTTAAGTGCATCAGCTTTTGCCATATGTACTTCGTCTACCATAACACAAACAACGTCTTCTAGGAATTCACTAATTGTAACATCTACTTCATAGTTGCGTGATCCTTTAAGCAAGATGTTTAGACTTTGCCAAGTACAAATTGTATGTGTCTTACCAAACTCCTTACGATCACCAAAGTAAACTCCTACATCTAATCCCATATTAATGTAGTCTGCTTCGGTCTGTGTTACAAGTGATTTGTTAGGTACTATGACTATCGTACGACCGTGCGGCTCGCAACAGTGACTTAATACAGCAGTTATAAGTGTCTTTCCTGCACCAGTTGCTACTTCTTGTAAGCATTGTGGATTCTCAAGAAACTTGTTTATAATATCAACTTGATAGTCACGCAACATAATTGGTTCACCTGCTATTGGATGTGTTTCTGGCCAATTAATTGTTGCAAAGCTGTCTTGAGTTACTTGGGTAAACTCAAAGTTAGTTTGATACTCCCTAAAGTCTTCGAGCTCAACGTGATATCCTTGTTTATCTAAGTAGGGTAATATTTCAGGCAATAAATTAGTAAAGGTACTTCCGCCCATTTGAAAGAATCCTACTTTACCATCCCATCGACCTAGTCTAACTGCTGGAAGATATCTTGCACCTGGTATCTCGAACTTGAACATATTAGTTAGTTCTTTACGTTCTAGAATGTCAAGTCCTTCTATTTTTACATTGACTTCATCTTTAATTAATAATCTAGCTGTTGCCATATTTGTCCGTTAGTAGTGATGTAGTACCATAATAAATTATTTTTTCCGCCCGCAGACTCCAATCTTTTTTACGAGCACCAAACATCATTTCGAATGTTGTTATCATTAATGGTACTGGAAAATTCCAAGTCTCGGGGATCTTCTGTGCGTATATTAGTTTAACATCATATGGGTTATAATCGCAAGTCTTTGTCTTGCCATTCCTGTCAAATCTTACTATATCTTTTTCATCGAACGGTGATAGGTCTATTTCAAATAGTGTAGGATTATATATGCAAATAGGATATCGATTAGTTATCTCAGCATAGTCCCATATCATCTGCAGGTTAGTAGGACTTGGATCTATATGTATGCGATAGTGTTGCCCTATTGCCAATAGTGCTTGTGGATATCTCTGTAAGCATTCACGTGATACTTCTTCACTTAGTGTGTATCCACACAGTCCGCTATAATCAACCAGATTAATTAAATTATCTTTTGTCATTCCACCTTTACTATCTAAGAATTCTATCAAGCTAGGAGGACCATTTGTAATTTGGTAAGATTGATCTTGTTGAACCAGTTTAATTTCATATGGTATCTTTTTACATTCAAGTATGGTATTTAGTACTTGGGTAATTGCTGGATCTATAATAAAGGTTTCTTTCCCTTTAGATCGAGCCCACTCTACTGCCCATTCAATATTTGGCTCAGTTAAAGCAAGACGCCATTGTTTACTATCACGTTCGAAGTATACCCTTCCTTTAGATCTATCGCGATACATCTGTACTTCATCAATCAGTTTATTGTCATATGGAAATTTAATTACAATCTGTTTGCCATCTAGAAAGACCTCTCTGGCTCGATCGACATACCGAGGCTTCATTCTCCAAATTGGTTTTAACACTGGATCGATATCTATACCATTCTTAGCGAACTGCCTACGATACTTAACAATTAACTTTAATGTTAGTACACTTTGTTTGTCTGTTAATGCAGTTCCAAACATTGTACTGTTAGCCATACTGTCAACTATCCTAACGTCATATCTGGCTAGTCTAATACGATCCATATCTGGAGCAGTAATTAAGTTAGCTGGCCCATTATTGTAACCTGCTAGATATTCTAAATAGTCTTCGACGTGTGGGAAAGTTGTCATATTACTATTATAACATCAGGCTCAACTATGTCAAGTAGAAAAGGTGAACCCCTAACATATTATGCTAGGGGCTCGTTCCTACCGCACTAGGAGCTAGACAAATAGGAAGTGCGGTAGTAAACTAACTGTTTGAGTTCCTATTAAACTCGTTTCATACAAGTTGACTCAGCCATTGCTTTCCATTTAAGTGGAAAACTTTTACGTAGCTGTGCAATTTTAATTGCCATACGCAACGACATTTCACGTAACTTGTTTTTTGTTTGATTCATAAATTCAACAATTTCATCTTGTTGTATTTGATTAAAGTTAAAGTCAGCAAATAGTTCGCCTGTTGCGGCAATCTGTTTAATACGTAGTAACTTATCACGCATTGTATCTAGTGTAAGATCTAAGTAATGACATCTTGACTGGATAGCATCTAAGTGATCACGTGTCTTTTGACTTTTCATTTGATCAAACTTCAAGTTAGTAATAAAGATCACTCCGCCTTTAAAATCAAATTGATCTGGAATACCTTCACTACGTAAACTGTGACTATCTGATAACCATGAAATAACTCTCTTCTTGCTTGAGTCAAGTGCACCTTTTAAAAGATTTAAACAAACATCATCTAGTAAAATACTATCACAATCATCAAACACTACAACTGAGTTTGAATCTGAGTATTTGTAAAGTGCTTTATACATACCTAAAGCTGAAGCAGTACCTTTAATCATTTCTGACTTTATTCTACGTCCTGACATCTGATCAAATAGGTTACCTTTTTCAAGCTGTCTTTCAATACCATATGACTTACCTACTCCCGGAGGGCCTGCTACAATCATAGCACGTATATCTCCATTTAATACTGCTTTGGTCATATCATCTAGTATTTCAAAACGTTCAGCAATACGTTCTACAATTTCTGCGTCTGTTTCTGCATCAACTGCTGTTTGTGGTGTTTGATATTCTGCTTCGTCGACTAGTTCGTAGTCTGTTGGTAATTTAACTGATACTCTAATTTTATCTTTTCCAAACAAGCCAGTGCCATCTACAGTAACAAAGCCACCGTTCGATCCTAATTGATATTGTTTGATTAAAGGAAAAACTTGATCAGTAACTGGCTGGTTGCGATAGCTACCGTTTTTAATCCTAATAAATCCGTTCATTGTCTAGGCTCCTTATAATTATGTTGCTCAACTAAGAATGTTTGTCCATTTCCTAATTGTTATAATAATTATAGCACCGAATTACCAAAAAGTCAACCTCTAATTACAATTATTTGGCAACTTCTCCTAGAAGATAAGTCATAAAATGTGTAAACATAACATTGTTTTTTATTTTAAAGGTATACGTACCAGGTTCGTCCATATAACCGTATGTAAGTTTTTTCTTACCTTTATTGGTTATGTATGATCCGAATCTATCTATAGCCATTGTAAGTTCAAGATCATTGACAGCTATCTTTTCGATAACTAATGCTTGCCCTTGTTCACATTCATCAACAGTAACTTCGAATGAAAAATTAGTAGTGTTAAAATTAGCCTCCACAATAAGTTGTTCATCAGAATCAGTCTGAATGCTCTCAGCAGGTTTAATACTATACTTAAACTTATCCGTCCTGTGGATAAACTTGATGTATATTAATAATTTTTGTTTTTGTATCATCGGGTGTTATATGATCTTTACCTTTATATTTTTCTATGTATACTTTTTCTAATCCATCTATTTCATTTTTCCACTTAGATATAAGTCTTTCGTCGTGCCAAGTAAGTCCTAGATCTAGACTTAACTTAATTAATCTTCTCCATCTATCAACTCTTGCAAGGAAATCGTTTTCAGGGTATAGTTCACTTTTCCAAAAATGTACTGTTAATGGATCGTTAAAATTTAAATCGGTTAGTCCATAGTATGTGGACAAATCCGGATCTGTGTTTATATTGTTTGTTGGTATGTGCATATAAGGAGGAGTAACATTTATCCTTAGCATACCGTCCTTGCCTAGATGTTTTGATCTTTTAAGCAATTCTAAAGTTTCTTGAAAATCTTGCTCTGTTTCACTCGGATACCCCACAATGAATAACCAACTTTGCACTATGTTATTTTTAAATAACTGTGTGGCTGTGTAGTCTATATCGTCATTACTGAATTTCTTACGCATTTCGTTTCGAATCTTCTCACTTCCGCTTTCTACACCAATAATCCATCTTTTACTACCAGCTCTTGCGGCTAGTTCAAAATCTTCTATAGGATGATGTTTCTTTTGACGAAAAATAGCGTAACCTTGATATTCTATTTCGTACGGTATTTCTCGTGCTAATACTTCGTTCATCTTTCTATAGTTTGTAACACTGCCATTTATAAGATTGTCAGTAAAGAAGAAATTCTTTATTCCTGTTGACCTATAGCTTTTTATTATGTCGCGAGCAACATTAGTACCTTCTCTGAAAATATACTTGGGCCAGAAGTTTGCTACATCGCAGAATGTACATTTACGCACACAACCTTTACTGGCAGTTATGCCCATATATCTTAGATTATCACTTACTGAACTAATTGCTGTGTTGTATGTGGCTAAGTCGTAGTCATCCCAATAAGGTGAAGGAATGTTATCTAAATCTTCTTTAGTTTGTTGTTTGCTGATATAGATACCTGTGGCATCATCTTTTAATGCATCAATCAATGATGTTTCGGCATCTCCAACAACTATAAGATCAGCTAGCCCAAACTTGTTATACATTTCGTAATGCTTCATATCAGTTAGGCCGTGATGATTTTCTAGTCCTCTACCACCTAGCACTATTTTAACTTCGGGCAAATATTTTTTAATGTAGCTCATTACCAATATACTAAAGTCTACTGACTCTGAGGTAAAGATACTTAATCCTATATACTCGGGATTGTACTTTTGATTAATATCTAATAGATATTGTTTTATAAATTTAAGTATGTTGATGATAACACGTCGTGGCAACTCTATCTTAGTAACGTGTCCTATAGCAAATAGATTATGTATATCTCCCCAGTGACCTGAGTCTTTGAAATGATTAAAAAAATCAATATTGAGATCTTTAGCTAACGAGCTGAACCCTGCGTCTTTAAGACACGCACTCAGCAATACAGGAGCCATTGGTGGTATTGGCTCCATAATAGGACAGCTCATTATAATTATATCTTTTTTCATTAACTATAACAGTATAACAGATCTCCAACTTGGTGTCAATTAATAACAACCTGTGTGCTTACGTCTGTTTGGTAGGCAGTAGTCTCATTACCTGTAGCTGGAGATACTCTATAGGCACTCTCTAGCATAAATGCTCGGTAGTCTTCAGAATGACCGTCTTTGATATCACGTAACCACTCGTCCTCTGTTTGCCATTCAGTTGGAAACTCTTTCCAACCTAATGTGTCCTCACTGAATGCGGCCATTACAAATGCAACTGCATCTTGCTCACGCTCTACACCTTCAACGATGTAGGTCTTGCCATTTTTCCACTTCCAGTACGCATTACCATTAGCGAACTTACCGTCCTCTGCGTGTGCTCCGTAGTTTTCAATCGCCTGCGTGTGAATTACAAAGTTCATATGATTCCCCTTGATTGTTATCTAATTTCATTTTCCATTAATGGAGTAGGACCAGTTTGTATTGTTCCATAAGCCCTAGCGATACCAGTTGCATTTAATGGATTATCAGCTTCGATAACCATTTGTGTAACCCTTTGTGGGTTTGCTAAAATAATTGTAAATTTATATTTGTTCATTTTATTTGTCCTTTTCCTAATTGTTATAATAATTATAGCACCGAATTACCAAAAAGTCAACCAAAAAGTCAACTTATTTTAAAAGATATTTCAAGCTAGGAGTATTATAAAATTGCCATGAATCCGGGCAAGTTATTACCTGGGATATGGCTTGGAGCACGATAATGGAAATTAAATTTGAGATTACTAAATGGTTCTGTTCTTAATGACTGTGTACCATCCGTATTAATTGTAATATGTCCTATAACGGCATCAGCTTTATTAACTATATCAGTCATCATATCTTTATATTCTTTACTTTCACTTCCCATTTGAATATAGTTCTTAAGTCCTATACCTAGCACATATGTTAATATATCAGCACCAGCTTTAGCAGGAGCACTATCATAACTAGCCTTGCCAGCTGTTTTAGTTTTCTTAGGAGCGTCTTTTTTGTATCCTAGATAGTAAGAGCCGTCAGCCGGAAGACCTACTGGTTTCCCCCATCCGCCTGCTATCATTATTGGATAGTATGTCATTAAGAATTCGCTGTAATCAACCGAACCTGTTTTAGTAGCTACTGCCTGTTCTAGTTCTTTAAAGCTAGTAATTTTTTTAATACCTAATATCTTTAATAATGTTCTGTATTCTGGAATATTACTCTTAGCTACTGCACGTAATATTTTATCTTTGTTGTCTCCACCAGTGCTTGGATGGAACTGTTTTAATACTGCAAATTTCTTTAATTTATCTCGATCACTACTAATGCTTTCTTCATATTGATCCATAAGATCAACAATACTCCTAAAGCTAGTTCCACTACCTGTTAGACTTTTAATACTTAAATTCATTCCTGGTAATTTAACATCAACCAATGGATAGTTACCATTAGGTAATTCTGCTTCTTGTCCTGTTTTCATTACCAATATTGGTGCTAGGATTTCTCCAAAATCCTGACTTACAGTTCCAAGATATTCTTGTATATGATCCATTAGCTCTTTAGGTAACGGAACATTGCCACCGCCAGCCGCACTGGCCAATAATGCAATAAGACTATCTGCTAGTAAAGGATCACGCTGTCTATATTTCTTTTCAACTGCAACTCTTGTGATATTAATTAGTTTATCTTTACTGTAAAAGCCACCACTTATACCTAGTCCAGCTGGGCTAAGTTCTTTCCTGCCAATAGCTCGTTGACCTGTTGATGTTTGGACACTACCTATTACTGCTGTATATAATACGCCATCTCGTTCGAAACTGTATACTGGATATTTTCCACTAGATGTCATTTGATCTTGATCAGCCGCAACGGGGTTAAATCCTTGTTTGGTCATTGCCTGCTTTAATTCTTCTGGATTTATTGCTTGGACTCTGATGCTTCTAATCTTCTTAGCACCACTTGCGGCCTGTTGTATAAACTTGCCGTCTGGTAAAGTTTGTTGTAAGTAGTCAACCACAGGTTTATACTGATTATTATCAGCATACTGATTTTGTTGTTCTTCTTGTTCGATTTCAGATAAATTCATAACAGTATTTATCTAGTCTAATTCTTCAGCTGGATCTCTCATTTGGTCTGCCATATCACACATACAGGCAAGACAGGTTGGGCAAAATGCTACTGGTAATATACCAAACTCGCCAACAGTTCCACCTTCCGAATACTCATCAAAATCTGTGCTACATACTGAACAAGTGTGTAAATTAATCGTGGTATCCATCATCTTCTTCCATCCTAAATGATAATTTAGATTCTGCTTGTTTATCCCATTGCCCTTGATTTGGATGTCCTTCATCGTATAATATGCCTGGTCGATCGGATAAATTCATACGAGGTTCTACTGGATACTCTTTTGTTGCCATTCCTGCAGGGTCATTATCAGTTACCCATACATTACCTTTTTTTACTAAATGTTCGCCCATCTCATTTCTCCTTTTTGAATCTAGTGAGGTATTTAGTCGCTTCTGTTAAATCTACTACAGGTTCTAACCTATCCAATTGTTGTGCATACTCACTTGATCTTAATAACTGCTGTGCGTGATGTAATCTTTTATATTTTAATTGCTCACTCATTGAAATTTCCTTGATAGTCTTCCATCTGTCTAAGTTCTTTAAATACTTTTTCGTTTTCCTCAGCATCACGTTGCTCTTGTTCAATGTCTGGTTGTTCTGGTAACGGATCATTATATATAAATTCATCATCTCCAATTGGCGTTACTGAACTTTCAAATGTAAAGTCTACACAATCACCAGAATCGGTAGTAACACACGGACTTTCATCTCTTTGCACAATAGTAAGTGGTACATATTTAGGGAAGTATGGGGAAAATAACTGATAAGAAAGGAATAGTATTACCATGATCATTATGCCGCGAATGACATTTATTTGATCATTAAACTTATGATGTTGTTTGTTACTGTTTACTCTAGTATTTGGTACAGGCACTACAATACCCCTAAAATTTATCTCTTAGCAGTATTATACTACATTTTGGTTAAAAAGTCAACCTAACAGCAATCACTAAAAGCCGCCATACGTCTACGCATTTCAGATTGTTTAGCTTCTGCATATGCTTTTGATTCTTGTTTAGCTTTTGTAGTTTGTGCTTCTTGTTTAGTAGTGATAGGTTTATCTTGTTCCACTAACTCTGTGTTTTCCATTTTGAAAATACCTTTCGCCTTTTGGGCATCAGTTAATAATCAGTACTTTTGATACTGTATTAGCAATATTTAGTCATTGATTACCAAATACTACAATTAACAGTATATACTGATTCATTCCAAAAGTCAATGGACTATAAGTTTATTCTATGGCTAATATGCCAGGATTTCTATGTAATAGTGCTCGTCTATAGTAGTTCCATATCTCATATAAATCGTCACTTTCGTGTTCATTTATGGCCAGTTTAAGGTTACTTAACGCCATTATTTCGTCAAAAATGCTGGTATATTTGTCTGGTACAGTGTCGTGGGTATATGTGTACCCTAATGAGTCTATATTTTCTAATTCTAGATATGTTGGTATTAATCTTTCAATTAAGAAAGTAAAGTTTGGCAAGGTAGAATCGTGTGCGTAATTACTTTTTCCTGCACCAAATACATCCTCTTTAAATTTTTGATCCAGGTCTGCTTCCGAAAATAATTTTCTACTAAACTCCATAAAGTTTTCCCAGAACTTGCTACTACCAACAACGTAGTTAGCAAATACCGTTTTGTTCCGGTCCAAAACAGTCTCTTTAACACTAGCATCTTTGTATCCTATCTTATGTAGAAAGTTGTTTCCTATATCTGAAATATTTGGATGGTACATATCGCCCTGTTCCCAACTATTAGCAAACACTGCTTCATTTAATATACAAGGATTGAACAGGTAAACATCGCGGCCTGGATTAGCTTCTATAAAATCTAACACCTGTCGTCCACTAAGTCCTGTTTTTTCTTGGAACTTCCAACTAACAAATCCCCAATAGTCTAGTCCCTGTTTCTTTATGTTGTCGTGTTCTCTATTCCATTTATCCCATTCTCTTAATTCTGGATTTGGATTATCTGTGTTGTCCATTGGAACAAAATCTGGATCTAGATGCTCCTTTAGTTCTTCTTTAAAGTATATTTGAAAAATGCTTGTCGACATAATATTTTAAATCCTTTGAAATATCTCTTGCTCTAGGAATAAATTCATTCTCGAGCCTATAGGTTAGTGAATCTGCGTTTGTGATGTGGTGGAATCCCCAATTGCGTTGTCGATCGATTAATGGTATCTGTGTTTGTATCTGCAGTTTTCGATCTAGTTGACCTTGATCAAACGGTGACCATCCCCAATATAGTGTAACTAGTTCTTTTGTATTATACCCATTCCAATGTCTTCCAGGACTCATACATTCTGGTGTTGACTGTAAAGGATATTGTAGTGCATAGTTGTGCAAACTACGACTACGTCTTTCTAGGAAAGCTTCATCACTATCATTGAATGTAAACCCATGATGTTTTTGTTCCCATAATGGTTTATCCTGTGTAACTAGAGTGTCTCTCTCACAGTCTACCATGAAGATACTAGGTACTAGTAATTGCTTACCTTCTATGTCATCATCCATTAATGAATAATCACCAATTAACTGTTCTGTTACATTAAGACATATTTTCCATCCATCAATATCTCGTTCGATATCATTAACTTCTGTATCTATATTGTCTGCCTGGAAGTCTGGATTACGACTTGTTACAATTTCCCAATCCGGACATATCTTTTTAATTACTGCTCGACTGTTATCAGTACTATGATAGTCAATCATTATACCATGATCAAACATCTGTTTATGATGATTCAAGAACCAAGGTAACATCCATTCTTCATTTCGAAAGTGGCACAGTATTGTTTTTTTCATCAATGATCCCTAGTTGAGCGTTGGTGCTCTAAGTATATCTGTTTTATAGTGTCAGTAAGGTCCTTGGCACATTCTTGCCTTAGGTGTGCATATGATTGCTTTATAAATGCTTTATCATGATCATGAACTGATCTTGCTTCACTAACCTTATTTCTTATCTGTGTTTTTCTCTTAAGACCTTGTTCACTGCTGTCTGCCCATCCATAATAAAAAACAAATAGATCATCGAATGAGTGGTCTCGACCTTGGAAGTGTCTCCCAGCTGGATACTCTATAGGATAGTTATGTATACTACGATTCATCCTAGACATTACATCTCCTCTCATATGACCATTATTTTTAAAATCATCATATCCCCAACTGCGTTGTTCGTGTAACGGAGCCTGATGACTTAGCGTAATCGGTCCACCTCTACCGTCAAGCATATCAACAAATACATAGTTACCAAGAAAATATTGTGTTGAGTTATCGGTGTTATCTAAATGATCCATATTTCCATACAAGAATTCTGTAGTGTTTAGTGCCATACGCCATCCTGTTAATGCTCGTTCTATGTCCATAACTTCTAGATCAATTGGAACGCTATCAAAGTACTTGTTACGTGTATTAACAATTTCCCACGTGGGACATATTTCATTAATTAATGTTCTACTACTGTCGGTGCTATGATAATCAATCATTATACCATGGTCGAATATCCGTTTATGATGTGTAAGCCACCACGGTAATAAATGTTCTTCGTTGTAGAAGTGCGATACAACTGTTTTGTTCATTTAAAAATCGCTTGAAATAGCTGACCCTTTGTTTGGATCACTAAATCCAGATTCAGTAGGTGCTTGTCCTTGAGCAATTTGTTCGTTACTTAAATTATATGGATTTTGATTAGTACCATCAGCACCAGGTACGTTTAGATCTTGTTGTTGCTGAGGAGGTGGTGTAGCACCAAATCTATGTTTAGCTAGTTCTGGATCAATTTCTTTTACCTTAGTCCAATATTTTGAACTTTCATCGATATCTACTAATTCTTCGTCTAGACCATGGAACTCTCTATAGTCGTCAATTGCTTTAACACAGTTAGGTAAGCCGTAGTCATCAATAATTAAATGTCCACCTACACTTAGTAGAGGATATAAATTTTCTAATGCTTGGATAGTTGATTCATACATATCACCATCTAATCTAATAACAGAGAACTGTTTAACTTCTAGTGGCCACTCATCTTGATTGAAGCCACCTTCAACTAACTTTGGTAGCGTGTCACCAAACAATCCCATAATAAATCTTATTCTATCTGGATTAAGTAGACCATATCCTTTAAAGTTTTCAATAACCTCGTGTATACTAACCTTTAAGAACAGTGCTTCGAAGTGTTTGTCTCCTTCGTCAGTAGGATATTTACCAGTGTTTGGTGGTGGAAGACCGTCAAAGCTATCACATACTATTACCTTACGGTCTTTTATATCGTATGCCTGCATAACAGCGGCCGCCATTAACGAACATCCACCTCGCCATACTCCAGTTTCAATAAAGTCCCCTGGTATACCTTTAGTTTCTACATCTTCAACTAGAGCTCGAACATTATCCATTCTATGTTCACCAGCCATTGTTTGTGCTAGGAATGGCCACGTTTGTCCTTTTGATCTAGCTTCGCGATTGAAAGGTAACTGTGTTGCATCAGCTGGTTGGAATTCTGGATCTCTATATGTATATCCCAATATATTATCTCTAATTGCAGTTAGATATAAATTAATTAACCGTTGTTCTTGTTCTGTTGTTTTCATTATGCTCCGACCTTTACATTTTGTTCAACTACAATCTCAGGGAAGTATTTGATAAACACATCATCTTCTCTGTCTCTTTTTTGTAATATCTTTTCTTTAATTTCTGTGTGGAAGTTCCAAGCCAGTGGTATGAATACCACTTTCATATCATCACATTCATCTAATATATCAATACTTTCAACTGGTATATTAGTTCCTGGTGCATACAGTCCTTGTTTAAGTTCATTATCGTCGATAATAAAATCTAACCATATCTTACCAAAGTTTAATAAAGTATTTCCTTTTGCGGCCGCACCATATCCAGCTGTGACATATCCTTGAGATCGATACCATTCTATCTTCTCTTTAAGCTGTGTAACTATTTCGTAACAACGTTCGGTGTATGCTGGATATTTGGATAAATCGTGTAGACCTTGCTCTTGTTCAAGTTCTAGTTGTTCCTGCACAGTATCATTAACATCACAAACACCTGGCAATGCCATTACAAATAAGTAGCTGGTACCGTGTATCGGTGTTTTAACTATATCGATAATTGTTAGCCCTGCACGTTCTGCTAGTGCTAGCATACTCTTTGAATTAAAGAAACTTAAATGCTCATGATAGATAGTGTCAAACTCATTGTTTTTAATCATTTCTGCTTGACTGGTCTGTATAAACAATCTAGTATTATCGTGCATTATTGCTTTACAGTGTTTTAAGAAATCCATTGGATAATCATTATGTGCAAATACATTCTGTGCAATAATAATATCTAATTTTTTAGATTTATAATGATCAATGTATTCTTCTGTAAAGTAATCACAGATTACTTCATGGTTCCTTGAACTTAATTCGTGTAAGTTTTGTGCTGGATCAATGCCATATGTTTTCATTCCTATAGCTTTAAATTTATCTAGTTGTGTTCCATCATTACAGGCAATGTCTAATACTGTTCTAGGCGGTACACGGTAGTCTTGATGTGTAACTTCTTCATCAGTAATATCTTTATCAGTACCAGAAACAAAGTCAGGCGCCAGCTGGTCGATATTTGTTGGAATATCACTTTTTATAAAATAGTTTAGCATTACGTTACCAGCAAATGCTTCAAAATAGTTGTGTAATGTTTTACTGGTACCACTTACATACAGGTAATCTTTAAATAAGAAATCTGGATTTACAGCGTGGCTTAACTGTAAATGAGTACAGTTTTTGCAAATATTTAATCTTAAAGGAAAAGTTAGTTCTTCATCATCTGGGGATTTCTTAAAGCTGTTTGCCATTGGCTGTTCGTTTAAATCTAATACAAGTTCTAGTTCCTCACTTCCACAGCAAAGACATCTAGTCAGTGATTTTGCGTTATTGATCTTTTCTAAATCCATTTTGATTTTCCCAATTATAAATTAAATAATGATTCCTGTGTTGTACTATTGGTTCTTCCTTTTCGCATAACGATTTTACTATTGTAGCAGGAGTTTCATTAAAAGTAAAGTCATATGTTTGTTCAAATAATGTTGTATCTATAGCAAAGTCATAGGCCTGCATTGTCTTGCCGTTGTCTTTTATTTCACATCCAATTTCAGTTGCAACTGCCCAAGCTATCTCTCCTACTGTTGAGTTAAAGCTGGCTAAATTGTAAATTCCTGGCTTTGGTTGTTCGATACATTTAATCATGGCCTTACATAAATCTTCTATGCCTAGTATAGCACGACTAATCTGTTTGTTAGTAACCTGTATTTGACCTCCTTCCTCTTTAGTGCTGTTGTGCATACTGTTAATCATTACGTCTGCACGTAGTAAAGGACTCCAGCCGTTAACTGTACCAAATCTTAAACCTATTATATTCTTTCCATGGTGGTTAGCAAGTAGGGCCTGTTGATCTAAGGCATACTTGGTAACATCATAGTTGTTAACAGGAACAAATGTTTTGTTAGTTTCTTTGTGTGTTTCACCTGGTTCACTATTACCATAGACTGATGCTGAACTAGCATATATTACTAATTGGTCGTCTAATTTATCTAGTAGATTAACAAAATTAGTTACATTGTTTAACCATGGACTATATAAGTCACCATTGCAACTAGGTACACTACTATGTCCAGCTAGTACTATAACAACATCAAACTGTTCCAGATCCTCACGTGTCAGGTGATCATAATCTTGTTTGGACCAAAGTTTATCTGATGTGTGAAACCAACAGATGTCTTGTCCTTTAACATCATATCCAGCGTCATTAAGTACCTGATCAAGTCTTGACCCAATATAACCTAATGCTCCTAATAGAAGTATTTTTTTCATTAATCAATAACCATCATTCCGTTTGGTGCAATATTTCCTTCTAGACCTACAGTTTCTACTTCAACCAATTTGTCTCGTGGAAGAAACTTACTCATTGAATGTTCATTATCAATATAGTTGCCAGCGTTGAATAACTCCATCATATTACCAATAATCTTTTGATACATATCTATAGTTGGTATTAGTAGTGCTGGAGTAAATGACCACAGACGTGTTTGATATTGTGTAGTTACTCCAGTTATACTTGGGTTACACCAACCTGGTTGTGCTGTTTTAAACACATACTTGTCTTTTGTTGTTGAGTTGTCAAATGCATCAAGATTAAATTTTTCAGTAAGTTTATATCTACCACTAAGTTTAAATATCCTGTTAGCACCTTTAATTTCTGCAGTTAGTTCTGGATCTTGATCAATATAAATTAGACTTTTTAAAATACCTAGTGCCTCCATTGCATTTTTTCCAATGTCGTAATTTTGTACATTTTCGTGGAAGTATCGTATGTCGGCATCTTCACTATTATCAATATAGTAGTCCACTGTATCTATTAGTTCATTGAATACATCACTATCGTCATTAGCAACATCTACTTTACTGTTGTCGATTAATACTACAACTGCACCTGGGATAAATTTCTTGGCACTTTGAGCAGTTTCTAGAGTTTGTTGTATTCTATCAGCTGGTTTGTATATTCCGTAGTTGGTATACAGAGCTGATGTTAGGAGTACTATATTTTTCATTATTCGTCCTCACAACGTAACCAACGATCGTTTTGTAGTGTCCAATCAACTACTTCACCGATACGTTCTGTTAATTCTACTTTAGGCTCCCACCCTAGTTTTCTCATATAGTCACCATCTAACGCATACCTTAGATCGTGTCCAGGGCGTGCTGAATGGAAATCCATCATTTCGTATTTTAGTTCTTTACCTTGTGCATCAGCAATGATCTGTGCTAATTGTAAATTATTAATTTCTTGTTTTCCTACTAGATTAAACTTAGGACATTTAGCATCACCATAATCTGCTTCTAGTTTAGAGTCATCTAATTCTAACAAGAACTGCATAGCATCTGCTACATCGGCGGCGTGTATATAAAATCTACTGCCTGGAATTGTACGTGTGCTGTCTGAATGGATAGTAATAGGATCGCCATCGTTCACTTTACGGATACACATTGGAATAAACTTTTCTGGATGCTGTCGTTGTCCAAACACATTCATGGTATGTGTAATGTATATTGGCATCTTGTAAGTATTTTCAAACGCTACTGCTAATTCTTCGCCACCAGCTTTAGTTGCTGAATAAGGATTACTTGAATTATATCTATCACGTTCTTTATAATTTACACCTTGTGGTGCTGGCCCAAATACTTCATCTGTTGAAAAGTACACAAAGCGTTCTAGATTTGGTAGTTTACGGGCAAACTCTAAACAATGACCTGTTCCTACTACATTGTCCATAACAAATTCCATTGGATATTCTATCGAACGATCAACGTGACTACCTGCGGCCAAGTGTAATACAAATTCGACATCACCAATATCTCTAGCTACCATTGGATTGATTTCTGCTCTCAAATCGTGGAATACTACCCTTACACGTTTTCTAGTTTCTGCGTCGAATTCATCCATCATATCGTGAAGACGATTCAGGTTACCTGAGAAGTCTAACCTATCTAGGCTGACCACATTCCAGTCGGTATTTCTTAATATATTTTCAATAACGTGGTGTGCAATAAAACCCGCACCACCAGTCACTAAGACGGTTTTTGACATAAATCTCTCCATTTTTCATTGAATTTACTACTATAAATGTATTTATTTGGCCGATACTGCCTGGTAAAATTATGCAGGTACTTTTACCTTAGCATCTACATATTCTCTAATAAACTTTATAGCTTTACGACTTGTGTCAAACACATATTCTGTAGTGTCATCTTCTTGCTGTAGTATTACTACAAAACCATTTGTTACTTTACGTATTTCAATTGAATCAAACATTTTATACTTCCCCATTATATTTTTGTCACTATATAATTATAACATCAATATTGCTATGGTGTCAATGTTTTTATTGTAAATATTTGTATGAAAATGTATTTTGAACTGGAAGATGAGCAACTAGCTCAAATTGTTATTGAAACTAAACAATATCTACGTAGACATCGAAGTCTATTAGAGTCCAAGTTCTTTTGGAATCAAATTGACACCAAAGACTTTCTATTAGAAAGCACAACATTAATTGATTACTGTTTGACAAAGAATTTAATAATACGTGAAGTAGCTATGCTAGTAGTTCAGAATAGGTATACTGTTCCATTGCATATCGACCACGGGCCGGTAGTAGCAAAAATTGATTTTCCAATACAAAACTGCCTAGGTACTCGAACAGAGTGGTATAATATGAGCGAACAACTATTGGATAGTGTTGAAATGAAAGTACCAACAGTGTTTAATTCAACTGTTCCGCATAGAGTAGTATGTGATGATAGTGCTAAATTTCCTAGAATAGTACTAAGTTGTATGTTTCAAAGAGAACCAACACAATACCTAGAAGATTAAAGTTTTACTCGAAATTACCCCTAAATTAGTAACAATTAAGAAGAATATCATAAGTATTTGTATGGTGGGAATGCTTCATTCCAATCGGACACTTAGTCCTTGAATCGCCTCTAACTTGTTATGCGATATAATATTAAAGCGACTGCGAATACATTCCCACTACTTTACTTTAGCCATTTCATCTAGCCATTCAAAATCTTCATCAGTCATTGGTCGCCAAAATAGTTTCATTTAATACCTATATGTGTCTACCTTAAATGGTCCTTGTTGAGGTACTGCAATATACTCAGCCTGTGCAGGTGTTAACGCTGTTAGTTCAGCACCTACTTTGGCTAGATGCAATTCAGCTACTTTCTCATCTAGGTGTTTAGGTAGTAGATAAAGTTTACCTGTTTCGTAGTTATCAGGATTATTAAACAGTTCTATCTGTGCTAGTACTTGATTAGTAAATGAATTTGACATAACATAACTTGGATGTCCTGTTGCACAACCTAGGTTAATTAATCTACCTTTTGCTAAGATAATAATTTTATTGCCATTAGGTAAAGTAACGTGGTCAACTTGAGGTTTAATTTCATCCCATACCAGATCACTTAATCCAGCAATATCAATTTCACTATCAAAGTGTCCAATGTTACAAACAATGCTATTATCTTTCATAGCTAGCATATGCTCTCTAGTAATAACATCAATGTTACCGGTTGCAGTTACAAATATGTCTGCTTTGTCTTTGGCATAGTCCATAGTAACTACTTTAAATCCTTCCATTGCGGCCTGTAAAGCACAGATTGGATCTACTTCTGTTACCCATACCTGAGCTGATAATGCGGACAATGCCTGTGCTGATCCTTTACCAACATCACCATACCCACATACCACAGCAGTCTTACCTGCTATCATAACATCAGTAGCACGCTTAATACCATCAACTAAACTTTCACGGCAACCATACAAGTTATCAAATTTACTTTTAGTTACAGAGTCATTAACATTAATAGCTGGCAGTGTCATAGTACCTGCTTCAATACGTTCTAGGATTTTGTGTATACCTGTTGTAGTTTCTTCTGTTACTCCAACAATATCATCTAGTAAGTCAGGACGTTTGTCTATGATATAACCAGTTAGGTCATGACCGTCATCTAGTAAGATGTTTGGTCGCCACCCATCTGGACCTTCAAGTGTTTGTTCTATACACCACCAGTATTCTTCTTCTGTTTCACCTTTCCAAGCAAACACAGGAATACCTTTATCAGCCAGTGCGGCCGCGGCGTGATCTTGTGTTGAAAATATATTACAGCTTGACCAACGAACATCAGCACCTAGTGCTACAAGTGTTTCAACTAGTACAGCAGTTTGTACTGTCATATGTAAGCTACCTGTTATTCTAGCACCTTTAAGTGGCTGTTGTTCTTTAAATTCTTCTCTAACTGCTATAAGTCCAGGCATCTCTGTTTCAGCTATTGCAATTTCTTTATGACCCCATGATGCTAATTCTATATCTGTAATCTTGTAATCTGTTTTCTTTCTACTAACTTTTACAACGAAATCTTCTTCATTCTCTAACCAATCTATCTTTGTTTCTACTGACATTACTTTTTCTCCCCTGGTTTTGGTCGACCACCTTTCTGTGCTACTGCTGGGTCACTAAACTTTCGATTCTTTGATTGTTCGTACGATGATAGTGCTTCTACAAATAATTTCTTAACAATGTGTCTTTTATCACGTGGTGATGAGCTAATCATTATTTTGTATTCTGTTGGTAATTTAAAACTTTTATTTGTTGCCATAATTTTCCTTTATTAGATGTTAATTTACCAGTTTCCTAGCAAGTGTTTTTTAAAATAATCAATTGAATGACTGTCTTGCATTGCAAAGTCTATACCAAAACAGCTTAGTGGTATGCGTGTCATTTGAACGAATGCACCATCGCGAGCATAATGTAGCATAGCTATATTTTGATCTAGGTTAACATCAATATCTGCAATATGATCTTTCCAAAATAATGGTAAATCTTCTATACACCATCGATGGTCGTGCCCACCTTCGCTAACATTAAATAGAAGTTCGGCATTTGCTAAAAGATTTGTTGCGTTATCAACACGATCAGGATATCCTATTTTTACTTGCATTTGTTTTTCAAAGAAACCATATGGTATGTACAAAGGAGGACATATATTGTCACAACCTTCTCCAGTATGACTGTACCCTTCATAGTGTCGTACTATTTCTTTCGTTGGAGCATACACTGTACTTGGACATTCATATCCATGGTGTCCTCCTAGGTAGTCTGGCTTAAACATTAAAGCGTCACCGTAGTCACGTTCCCAATACTGTTTTAATCTTCCAGCTTTTAACATCATTATACCGTCAAAGGTTTCCCAATTGAACTTAACAAAATTACCATCTTCTGTTAGTGTGCCATTAAGATGTTTACTCATCCACATCTGCTCTGGCCAATGACTATAATAAACTAATGCGTTTGGATCTTGATCTTGTTTAAGTGTCTTAATCCCAGCTTCTACTATGTCGAGACTATTGTCTATAAAGATATGATCATCATTGGCCGCTAACCATACTACCTCGTCTGGATCAGTTAGCAGTTCGTCCATATTTCTTTTCCAATCGCGACCAAAGTCATTACGTTGCCATACAATGTGCAATTTATCTGCAGGGAACAAACTGTGTATATACTCGTCTAATTCTGCCTGTCTATCCTCTAATTCGGGTGCTAAGGTAATATAAAATGCAAATTTTGATACCAATGGTTCTAATACACTAGTACTTGCTAAACAGTATTTAAATATGTCAAAGCGTTCTGGATTAGGCATATGTGCTCCACGAGTATATGGATATCCCATACGCACATCAGTAATTTTTACGTTGAATAATACAATCATTTATCTAGTCCAGTTATGTGATATCCGAAGTTGTTTGTGTATAAGTCTAGGATATAACTAATTTTGTTATTAATTTCATCGTTCCAGCTGGTATGTGTGTTTATAATATCAATAATTGGTTGATAGTTACTGCCTGAAAAATGATAGTGTCCGGCTACATTAACCTGATGATCATAATCATCTCGTTTAGTCCATTTACGCCAGCGTCCACTATGTACTACTTCACCTGCAAAGTTATCCCATTCTTTAGTTATTTCGTATTTTTCACACAAACTTCTTAATAGTTTTGTTTGCTCTACTCCTAACTGCGGTGCAATATTCATAGCGTGTACACCACATACCTGTCGTTCGCGAATGTCTTGGGCGTGTAAGTAATCAGCGTTATGTTCTTTTAATTTAATACCATTTTTGTTTGACACTTGAACTAGTTCTTTCACAGCTTCAGTTTCAAATTTTCCTGCTTGATGATCTTCATAACACAAACTACCTGTTTGTGCTACTACTGTATAAATGTTTGGTATATGTTTAGCGAATGCAACATCTTCTTTATACTTTATCGCACCAGCGGCCACACCTACATTTTCTTCGGTACCAAATTCAAAACGTACATCAGGATTTAGTTTTAGGCAGAATTCAAATAGCTCTTCAGCAATGCCGTATGTATCATCTACTCTCGATGTATCAATATGTATTAGATCAAATCCTTGTTCTATGTCATAAGCAATAGTTTTTTTACTAGCTTCAACAGCATCACGCAGACTGAGATCTTTTTCTGAATCTAAAAAGTATGGACCACAATGATCTCTACACATCCATATATGGTCTGTTGGTAGTTGATCTAGCTGTTTACGTATTTCAGGTGTTGTCATTACATAACCTGTTTCAGCATCAACTTGATTACGGCTTGCGATAATCATTAAAGGTTTTTTATTCTCGTGACTGTAGTTGCACATTATATCAACACACTCTCGACTCATTGGTCCAAATCCTAGTTTAAAATCCATGATCAATCCCCATCTTATCCATTATATATACACAGGCATCCATTACTGCCCCTTTTCCTCCATCTCTTTCTGTTACGTAAGTTGCATTGGCTACTGCTGTTCTCCAGGCCTGTGCCGGTGCAATACTTAATCCTACGTGTGGAAATATTTTAGCATCATAAGGTCCATCACCCATAAACACTGTTTCAGTGGGGTCACCTTTTGCTAATACAAAATCTAATCTATCTGCTTCTTTAACACAACTACAAGGAAACTTCATATGTGTAATAACTCTAGATTCAGTTATTGGCCATCCTTGCTTATCAGCTGATACAAACTCTATGTCAATATGTTTTCTTAATATCTTTAATCCATCGTGATCATAGTTGCCAAATGCTTTAAATGGTTTTCCATCTACTCCCCAATATAGCATACCATCGTTTAACACTCCATCTACATCTAATATAAATCTTTTATACATTAATCAAGTACCTTTGAGAAATGGTATTGTGAAAGTGCTACTAAGAATTTATCAAACGGTGCTTCGTGCAATGGACTCATATTTAAATAGATAATTGGTACTAACAGTTGGACCTTACGCCAATTAAGTCCATTAGCTTCAACCCAGAGTCTTAGTTTTTCTTCATAATGATCAACATCAGTAATGTGTGGAACTTCTATTGTTGCGTAGTCATTCTTTTCTTTGTAGCTGTATAACTCACTCTTGATATCTTTGTAACTTTGAAATAATCCACCTAACATTTTTGCTAAGTCATAATATTGATCGCCATACAGCGTTCCACCAAAGTCTGTTCTCCAGTCAATGGCTGTAAATTTGTGAACAGCTTTATCTCCAATCTCTTCGGATATCTTCTGACTTACAATAGCCATTGCACTTGGACTTCCTAAGTACGGTTGATACTCGTATATGGTGTTGTCAAAGTGTAAATCCCCGTGTACAAACTTCCAACTAGTTTCAGTACATAACCACTCCCAGTCAATCTTATTTAGGTATGTATCAATAGTAGCTACTTCTCTTCCATTGACTACGCAAGGCTCACTCCATTCACTGTATTTTGCACGGAACATATCAACACGTTCCATTGTTTTATCATGGTAAAACTTATGACATATTTTATATTTGTCTTGTTCAGTGATATCTGCTGGCGCATCTTTCCATAAATCCTTTTCACACCAATCTAACATCTTATCAAATATATCTAAGCTGTAGTGATTATACACTATATCACCTTGAGCAAAGTCGTGTACTAAAAAGTTTCCTGATTGTTCAACATTAGCTGGCATAGCCTCTGGATTACAAAGAGCACGTTTTACACGTAATTCTGCGTGTTTAGTCTCTGTCCAGAATTTAATAATTTTGTTATTATCACTATAAAATAGTTCGTTGGGTTTAGGAAAACTAACATCTGTTAAGTGTGCTGAAAGTTCTTCCCATTTTTCATACGTACCAAAGTCTTTCCAACCTCTAATAGTGTGTACTTTAAGATCCATACCTTCGAAGCCTTCAGGTGTTTGCTTGGCTGATCTTTCTTTAAGTTTATCCAAATATTCATCATCTTTTGCATACATTAATCCTACAAATGCATCGACAGCAGTTTTACTAGTTTCTTTGTTTGCAATACGAAGTAATTGTTCGCCATCTCGTTCAACCCAATGATAATCCTGTGCTATCACGCTGTCTACTGGATGTACTCCAATCCAATTGTGATCTAGTTTATCTTTATAATTAAAATCAAACAGGGTATCGCAGGCTAACCACATAAAGCCACCTCTTAGATATTTTTCGCAGGCCTGTATAGTTGTTGCTGGGCCAGTGTCTCCCTCGGCATAGTTATCTATATCAACAAATACTATGTCTTTGTCCTTATGAACTGCTGTAACATAATCTTTAATGTATTGACCCATATGTCCACAGGCAACAACAAAACGTGTATGATCATCAAACTTTTCCATAATATGGCTAATTAAAGGTTTGTTATCATATGGTATTAGTGCTTTAGGAATCATTCTTGAAAATTGCCCCATTCTACGACCATATCCTGCGGCTAGTATTAGTACTGTTAATTTATTTGGAGTCATAATGTTCCGAATCTATCCTTCCGTGTCCTCTATTAGCTGAATCTTCTAGTCTTATTACGTCATCAAGTTCAGTGGTACTTGCTTCAGTATAGTGCAAATCATCGTGTGCTATCATTCGATGTATAGTTCCAGGAGGTGTATGAAAAACTGCTCCAGGAGTTAGTTCTTGTGTTATTAATTCACTTTTAATTTTTGCTATTTCTTCTTCCGAAAAGCCACCTGCTAAAAAGCGTTCGCAATCAAATGGCTCTGGATGATATGCTAATGCTCCGTTACCTATATGTAAGTGTATACTTTCTGATTTAACTTGATGTACCTGTAGACTAGTAACAAATCCAGCTTTAAGCACTAGTTCTTTTAGTGCAAACGGGTAATGTCCACCACCACCTTGTAACCAAGTTTCTGTTCCCCATGGCTTATGTACCACGTGGCATTCTTCTAATCTTTGAAAATCAACAGTCATATCCTTTCCTTTTTAGACTATTTATTATATACTACTATTTAACTTTTTGCAAGAGGTCCGGAAAATTTCAGTAAATACTTTATATGAAAGAAACTCAATGTATAGTTCCGTATAGTCAAGCATTTATACGCCCTGACGGACAGTATCGAGATTGCTGTTCAAGTACTCCTCACGTTATTAGATTTGAAAAAAACTTTAGTGATTGGTGGACTGGCTCTGATATGGAAAAGTTAAGAACAGATGTGTCAAGCGGGCAATTACCTAGGAACTGCCAACGCTGTACTCAACACGAAAGTGCTACTGGCACATCAATGCGTATTTCAGCTAACAAAGACAATGCTAACTTTGATGTAGGCAGTAAGCTACCTAATAGATATCAGATAGCATTTGGTAATTTGTGTAATCTAGGGTGTTGGAGTTGCGAAGAAAATCTTAGCAGTGTAATACAAGAAGAAAAACGTAAACTAAAAAT